TTATTTTTCTTAATAATATTACTTAACTTGTTTTTCATTAGCTACTGTTTGAGCAAAAGGCTCAGCAACCTCTGGTTTAGGATCGCTGAATGCTTCTGGTTCAATTTGTCCTTGAAATAATACGCCGGCTAATTCTTTTCTTCTTGCTTCTAAAGCATCGCCAACTTTATCTCTTAAAGCGTCCTTAAAAGCTTCACCAGCTTCAGCCGCTTGCCCTAATGATAATTTATCTATAAAACTCTTTACTTGTTCGCTCATTGTTTTCTCCTTTTATATTTATACTAAAGACTCTGGTTTATCAGTGTTTTGTGTATCCACATTGTCCATATCCGAGCCTTCTTCTGTTATTTGATTGTCTATTTCTTCTATATCTCTATCACTTTGTTTTAATATGTTTTTACGAACATATGTGTGAGAGAAATATTTACCAACATAGTCTTTCATACTGTCTGCTAAAGCGATACGATCTTTTAACATTTCGCTTTCTTTTAGTTCTGAAAAATGGCCATCACTTAAAAAGTCGTAATTAATAGTTGTTTGTATTGTTGGCCAATCTTCTTCGGCAATAATACCTTTTAATATTAATTGTGTTCTTAAAATATCATCAAATATTTCAGTAAACTTCTTTCTTAATCGACCAACAAACTTTGTGAATTTTAATTCATCTCTACTGATTTCAGCAGCTCTACCAATATTAAAACCTGTTGAAGCTTCTAATCGACTGATTGGTACGTTAAGAGAACGATATAATTTCTTTTGGAAATATTCTATATCAGCAATTTCTCCTAGATTTTGACCACCTGGTAATGTTGTGATTTCTGTTCCTCGACCACCTTCTCTACGAGGTAACCAATAATCTTCCAACATATTCATATAACTACGATCATCTCTTATTTCACCAGTGCTTGCATCATACACAAGTTTATTTCTGTATCGTGCCATTACATCTCTTAAATATTGTTCGGCTTTTATCTTTGGAAGATTACCTACATCAATGTAAAATATTCTTCTTTCAGGTGCTCGAGCAATACGATAGATGACCATAGCATCTTCAATCATTCTTAATTGATTAACTGATTTAATTGCTTTATGTAAATAAGATAAAACTAGATTTCTATTTTGATCTATTAATCCTGATGAAGCGTAAGCGATTGTATCTGGAGCAATTCTTACACCAGAACCAGAAGTAGCACCAGCAACACCTTTTTCATTAAAGATATAATATTCTTCGTATTCGTTTATAATATCTAAGTTTCTTTGTGTTCTTTGTTTTCTGATTTCTCTTACTTTTTTAATTTTTCTTGGATCAATATATTTTAATTCTGTGATACCGTTCTTAGGATTTTCTCTATCAATTACTTTTTGATAGAACATACGGCCATCTACATACCATCTTCTAAAGATGTCGTGGCCTGTGTTAAAGTTCATTAACATTAATATAGTTTTAAACTCATCTTCAATTTTTCTTCTGACTTCTTTACCAAAAGGAAGATTTGTTAAAATAGGCCTTACTGAATCATTATTTTCATTTACAACAATGGCCTCGTTTACTATATCATCTATAGCTGTGTCGCACTCTGGATGTAATGAAACTTCTCTATATCGTCTTACAAGATCTGCTTCATTCTTTGCCGTTCCTTCTAAATCTAGGAACTGGCCCATATATCCGCCAACAGCAGAAACGGTCGTTGCGCCGTCATCAGCTACGGGAATACTAAAACTTTGTTTGGGATCTTGTTCTTTTTTCTTACGAGTTATGCTAAAGCCAAATAAATCTGCCATAATTTAATCCTTATTTCACCAATTGGTATGTTTGATTGTGTTTCATAATATTATTTATAAGTCTAAAAAGAGCCGCTTTTGAGCGGCTCTTCTTAATTTTAACTACTAAGTGGTTGTTCCACTTTCAAAAAATTGATAAGCAAATGATACAGTAAACTGTTCAATAGCTGTTTGTTCATCATACGTTAATTCGATTGCTTGAACGTCTAAAGGAAAAGCACCTCTTAAAGTATATGATTTAACAGTATTACCATTTCTGTCTAAGTGATCAATAAATGCGTCAACTTGATAATCAGCAGGATTTGTTAATCCTTCATTATCTGACATATTATTGATACCATTTTGCCATCTTTCAAAAGCATTTCTTAACTTGAAGTTTGTATCGTTATACACGGTAACACTCCAAGGAGCAAATGTTCTATCTCCAGCTATTTTGATTGATCGACCTCTAAACTTAACGTCAACCTCACCAATAGTCATAGCAGGTATAGATGTTGCTCTACATAAGAACGCTAGTTCTTCTATTTCGCCACCAACTTGAGCGTAACCAGGAAAAGGCATTACTACCTTAAACTGATTGGCACGAGCGCCACCGCCAGCAAGTTTAGCTTTGAAGTCATTTATGTTTGCCATTTTTATTCTCCTATTCTAATCTTAGCTAGCCACTTCTTCAAAAGAAACGCCAGTTCTGGTTGCTATAAATGATAATGTGATAAAGTTGATACTTCTAGCAGGTTTAATAAATATTTCTGCTATAAATTCATTTCTATCAATTACATCGCCTGTATTATTTGTTTCGTCACACACGACTAAAAAGTCTGTGATACCACGTCTACCTTGTACCTCTCGTAAGAATGGTTCAACGATATTTCTAAAGTTTGCTCTAGTAAACTCGTCATTAAATTCAAACAATTGGAATTTAGAAGCAGTAGAGATTGCTTTTTCTAAAGTAATAAACAATCTTCTTACATTGATTCTATCGAAAGCAGATGGAGCACTTAATCCTGTTTTATCACCAAACAGAACAGTACCTTGTCCAGGAAAAGTTACTACTGGATTGATTCTGCTTCTGTATAGATCATCTCTTTGTGTCTTATTAGGATTGTATGCTAATTTAACTGCGCCTCTTACATTACCACGGTTAAAACCGGCTGGTGAATACCAAGAGTCAGCAATTAGATCTGTTCTAGCCGCTAGGCCAGCCATATCTCCATTTAATGGTACATATCTGTAAACATCATTGTATCTATCGTATTGGTATTTGTATCCACTATCGAACACCACATAAGATGATGAACGAATAGTTGAGTAAAAACCAACTACGTTTAGAGTTTGTGTGTTAGCAGAAGCAACATTTACAACGTCAGCTCTCTCTGGAGAACAAAACGCTATACAGTCTTTTCTGTTTTCAGCTATTGTAATTAAATTATCAATATGTGTTGCTGTGCAAGTACCTGCTATAATTAATCCCACATCCACTGTTTCAGCGTCTTGGAATTTTTCATAAGCAGTTAACTTTTGAGCAATCGAAACTGCCGAACCATCTGAACCACCTGATAGCGATTCTAAAGTTGGTACAGTTACAGCTGTAAATGTAGTTCCTGAAGCATTTGTGCCCCAGTTGGAACCATTTGAATTATGATCCATCCAATAAATGTAATTTGATTTATTGTAAATTACATCTACGTAAAAGTTTGAATCACCTTGAGGTGTTTTAGCGTCAGCAGCTTTTGATGCTGAGTCAAACACTTCTAGTATGTTTCCTGGAACGCCTGAAATACCACCATCTTCGTCAACAACGACAATGTGAATTTCGTCATTTACTCCACTTCTTTCAGAAGCGTATGGTGATGTGCCTGGTGCGCCAGCTACTTGATCAAAAAATCTCCATCTACGTTTTAGTATAGAACCTATCACTATCGAAGCGAGTAAACCGCCTTGACCTGTGTCAGCTCTAACTATTGTAATATTTGGACTTGATATTGCAGTTATTCTATATTTACGGCCATCAAAATCAGAACCAGCAGCAGTTGTAGTAAATTCTACAATGTCGCCTACGTTTAGATTTGTAACTGCCGATAATACTATTGAAGTATCTCCAACAACTCCAGCAGTAGCGACTGTAAGAGCAGTTGTTTGTTCATATGCGTCAGCACTTGGACAAGTTGATACTAATAGATTGTTACCAAAAGCTCCTGCTGTTCGAGCAGCAAAAGTTCCTACTGAAGCTTGACCAGTAGAAAAGTTATCTTGGTAGTCTTGTGTATTTTTTATTACGACTGCGCTGCCTGATGCGGTAGCGTTAGTTAATCCAGTATTTTGTGCTCGTACTATCCTTAG